TACCGAAATCGGCGATCATCTGCTGGACATGCTTTTCGGAAGCACGATTTCCCCACCACTTGATGTAGTCGGCCTTGATATGCTCGGCATACTTGTTGAGCAGGGAGACGGGAATGTTAAAGCTGGCCATGATTAAGCAACCTTCTTGAGGAGAGTGGGAGAAACCTTCCAAGTCGTAGAACCGACAAGGACCTGAAACGTCTTGGTATTCTTCTTGATGAGAACACCGGTCTTGACGCCGCGAGACTTGGCGTCGAAAGTCACGGTGTCGCCGATCTTGAGGGCAATCTTGGTCGCGTTATTTGCGCGAGCCGCAGCGGACTTAGCGACAAGCAGGAGGTCTTCGGTCGACAACTTGTCTAGCAGCTTGTGGATCTGAAGGAGGGGGTTATCTGTGGTCATCTATCTTTCTCTCTTACTCTATGGATATAGTGATTGAGGGTCGATTCTTCAAGGCCTGTTTTTGCATATCAGCTATGCGCTGGAAGCAGGTCACTTGGTCATAAATCGCCGTTGTCATGGACTGGATATAGCATCTGGACCCTCAGAAAACAAGCGCGGAAACAGAATACCAGCCATACGCTGGACGCATGGCTGGCTAAGTTATTGATTTTAATGAGGTTTTGCTAAGTTATTGATATTATTAGATTTTTATTGTCTTGAGATACTGACGAACAAATGCATCGTCCAGTTGTACTCCCAGTCTTTTCAACTGTAGGTATTCTTTTGAATACTCTACACGAAACATGCGAACCAATCCGGTTTCGCTTTCATTCCGAAATCCATTCATGGCGTTCAGAAACATTCTTCCCCATGCGGTCATGGTAGGACTCTCCTTGTTATGTTGTGATACACTAGTATATAGTATTTCGCAATTGCGAAACAAGATGACAGGATGTCGCTACTCTTTGATATGTGAACGATGAACTTTTACCATTATCCATTCATTATAGAACTTATCAGGATTTTCCAAAACTTCATGCTGCATCTGGAGTTTTGCTTCCCAATAACTGGCCGTTCCTCTTGTCTTGCAGAGTTTTACGATTTCACGACTAAACTTATCTTCGCCCAATCTATCAACGTCTGCTATGAGTGCTAGATTCGAACCGAAATAAGATTTCCAGTTACTTTCTTTTTGGACTTTCTTTCTTCTCTTTTTGCCTTTGACTTTTTGTCTTCTGACAGATGTGAAGATTTTTTTACCAATATATCTCTTATTATTTTCTAGATTGGTGATGATGTAAACAAATGCTGCATAGCCGACAACTTCATCATCACCAATCTCTTTACCGTTATAAAGCCACATATAAACTCCCTTTCGAGAGTATGTATGCTACTTGTCAGATTGTGCGATAGTAGGATTTCCTGCCCAATCAGGATATGATGATGACATGTTATCGTATGTTGCACCAACTGCACCATCACTGTATGCTACGGCCGTGTAAGGACATCCTGAAGTGTAACATACTTGTGCAGACATAAAGACTTTGCCACACTTTGGACAGCCATAATTATTACCAAAAACATAATCATCTAATCTGGTAGTTTTAGGAGCAAGTCTCTTACCTTCTTCTAGACCAGCAGCGAAACCATCCTTGAATCCCTTTGCATAATCATCACTCATTTTCATCATCCTCTAAATCAAGTTCGTCTTCATTAAAGCATTCTTCACCACAGAAGGAACAGAAACGAGGCTGCCCCTGTGTTTCTTCATAGTCGTAAAGCACTTTGTATGATGACTCACAGTAGTTGCATTTTATCTTATCTACTTCTTTTGTCATTTTTGTTTCCTTTAGATTTCGCATCCTCCAGCGACACACGCGAGTTCTTGAGAACCAGTGGTGCTGTCACGCTTCTCATACTTAGCTAACATTGTCCAATCAATATCTTTTGGCATCTTAGCTGCAAGTGCTTCGTATTCTTCCTTCGTGCAGTCCTGATAAGGAGCTTGCTGATAAACGTGATCAGAGAATGGCAGGAATGAAACGCCTGACATTTCATCAAAGTGATTGTAGACCCATGCGCCAACTTCTGGCCACTCATCTTCCTTCACAGAGATAGTAACAGAAGGCTTATGTTCGCAGAAATGACGTTGATAAACAAGCCATAGTTCAAGCTGTTCAATAGCAGTCATATCAGTGCGGAATACAGCATGATCAGGAGATTTCTGCGGGAACGAGAACACATATGTATGCTCTGGCTTCATCACATCGTCTTCAACAGGGAAGCCCATCTCCTTCATCATAACTGCGAGAGGATCTTTCTTATCTGCACGAACAGTTCTAATATAATAAGGAGAGTGACGAGCATGAATGCCACTTGCAGAGTCGACCAACTGTGATACCGTTCCACTAGGTTTGACGCAAGTAATAGCAGCGGAGACAGGAATATTAAGTTTAGCAGCCCATAACTTGTTAGTCTTAACAGCTTCTTCACGGAGACCCTCCAACATATCACCAATATTAAACAGTCCTGTAGCTTGTGTTGCACGACCGTTTGTGTATTCATTATCCATAATGCCAGTCAAAGACACACCAAGAAGACGCTCTTCAGCACAGTTTTCAGCCCACTTCTTGCTCAAGTATTTGAAGTTGGTAAGTGTGGATTGGAATGTACCAAGGATAGTCGCGAGCTTGACTTTTCGCTTGAGGGTTTCTGGGGTATCGTCACCCCTAACCACGACCTCTGTAAGGTTACAAAACTCCCTTGAACGGAGAATAATTTCGCTACATGGGTTGGTGCCAAAATCGTGATCCGGATCTCTTCGTCCATATTTCTCAGCCTGTTTCTTTGATGCAGTTCTACTAAAAATTCCGCGTTCGCCAGAGCGCGACTCATAGAGGGATAGCCACTCACGCATGAAGATGCCAGGTTCAGGCTTTTCCTTACCAACGTAAGAGTTGTTTGCGAGAGCGCGTTGTACATTCTCCTTCCACCAGTCACCAGACTTAGCATGACGCATTCTATCATCACTAAGGTCAGAAAGAGAAATAAGCGCGGATCTGCGTACGCCGCCCACAACCACAATTTCAGCGATCTTACAAACGATGTCATGGCACTCCAATGTAGTCAAACGACGACCAGCAGCTTTCTTAAATGAAGCAACCGCAAAATTAAATAAATCGTTCAGCGGAGCAGGACCAGATGCTCTGCCGCCGAACACCTTCAATGGAGCGCCAGCAGGACGTACCTTTGACAAATCCCAGTTAGGAATCTGACCAGCATAAAGAAGATGAATGAGTTCTTTAAGAGCCTTTGCCCAACCTAACTTGGAGTCAGCCACAAGGATAGTAGTGTCAGTAGGATAAAGTTCATCTGGGATCACAGGCAGTTGATCCACATACTTAGATTCTACTGAGAAACCTACACCAGTACCATTCATCAAGACGTAAAGGATTTCATCAAACGAACGAGGACTATCAACTGCTACATACGAGCAGTTATAACCAGAAACGTTCTCACGCTTGAGAGCTTCACCAGCAGTCATCAAGCAACGCATAGAAGGCATAATATCAAGGTTCAATACAGCCTCTTCCAGCTGCTTACGTTCTTCAACAGTGATGGTGTAGCCAGTCATTTCCTTGACATGTTCGTCAAAGAAGTTGAAATAACGGGCGACTGTTTCGTCCCAGTTTTCTCGGCGGTTTTCTTCCCACAGCCAACGGGCATAACGAGACTTATGAATGAATTCTTGATACAGAGACGGTAACATATTACTGCCTGACATACGGATACTCCTAGTTTTTTATTGTTTATTAGTTTTGAAATGCTCAATTATCTTAAGCAGTTGTTTAATTTCTTCTTTTGTAAATAATATTCTATCAGTCATTGTTCAACACATTTTTAAGCGAAGGAAACTTCTTCACGATCTGTTCCCAACATTCTGTTGCGATCAAACGATGTTCCTTCTGCGTTCCGTTTCCCATACGTAATTCACAGTAGTGGATCCATGAACGGAGTGATCCTGACATATACATGCGTGACATAGTGAGACCTTCAGGAAGAACAGAACGAGCAACTTCTTTTGCGATACCATTCCTGATTGCCCATTCGTAAGCTTCCTTAGTCTCGTCAATCAATCTTTCTTGCATAGACTCCCACATATCAGGCACTTCATCGTCCTTATCTTTTGGAATCTCAATGCTATTTTGACGGTTCTTCTTATCTTGATAACGTGTTTCGCGCGGCTCAGACATCTCAGTCACAGCAGCATAACGCTGTGAAAACTCTTGAAACGAGAACGAGCGATGACGAAGGATCTGCCTTGCAATGTCGCGTGTCGTATTGATTTCCATAACTACATGCACCATCTCAAACGGAGACCAGTGCTTGTTCTTTACAAGATACTTGAGCAACTTTTCACTATCTGGATTGTCCTGATTAGCAGGATTGGACACACGAGCACAATATGCAATAAAGCTTTCCGCGCTCATAAGATGAAACGTATCAGGTTTACCTTCTACAGGCAGCTGAATGTTACAATGCGTCATCGCAATAAGTCTCACGTTACTCATAATATTATACTTCCTGATACGTTCTTACAAAGATGCTATCCTTGCATGGATAAAACTCACCAGCCACACCCTTGATAATCCAGTCACCATCA